CAAAAATCGGTAAAGGTGTTGCAACAGTTCGTGTTCCACAAACTGACGTTACTCCATTGAACGTAACCTATAGCCAGGTTACTGCCACAATGTCTGATTATATCGCAGCAGAATATTCAGATATCTTCCATCAATCACACGTCAACTTTGATGAGCGCCGTGAATTGGTGCAAGTTGTTTCAAAGGCAATTGCTCGCCGTATGGACCAGCTTTGCATTGATGCACTTGATGCGGCTGCGTCTCCATCAACTGTTGCAACATCTGTTGGTGGTGCGGCTTCAAACATGAACATTGAAAAACTTCGTGCGGCTGCGAAAGCACTGAACGATAACAATGTACCAGCCGAAGGTCGTCACTTGTTGATGCACTCCTCTCAGCTTGACGCAATGCTAGGTGAAACTGAAATCACATCAAGTGATTTTGCTACCGTCAAAGCGTTGGTTCGTGGAGAAGTTACATCATTCATGGGCTTCAACATTATCACAATGGGTGATCGTGATGAAGGCGGTGTTCCTAAGCCATCAACCCGCACATGCTTTGCTTGGCATCAAGATAGCATGGGTTATGCCGAAAGCATCTCTCAGAAGTCAGAAGTAAACTACATCCCAGAGAAAACATCGTTCCTTGTAAGTTCTATGTTCTCAGCGGGTGCGGTTGCAATTGACGATGAGGGCATCGTTAAAATCAGCTGTACTGAATAAGGAGACTGAACAATGGCTTTTAGCACAACAGGTTTCGTTAATTATGGCGGCGGCAAAAAGGGCGATTCGCCTGGTCTTTATGGCTACTCAACAGCCGACACGATTGCGACAGTAAACACATCTGGTTACTTCAACGATTTGTCAGATACACTTGCGGTAGGGGACGTTATTCTAGTGCGTTCCTCAACAGGCGGCACACAAGCTCTTTCATGGGTTTATGTAGCGTCTAACGCAAGCGGCGTTGTTGACGTAACAGACGGTCTAACAATTACAGCGACCGACACAGACTAATACTCTGGGGGGTTGGGCAACTGGCCCCCTTCAAACTTTTGGAGGGCTATAATGGCGTCTGGTGATACTGATGTTTCTGTTTGTTCCGCCGCGCTAATATTGTTGGGCGCTTCTAAGATTACATCTCTTAAAGATACAGATGATGTTTCTGTTGCTTGTAACAGTCTATATTCAAATTTAAAAAATTCTTTATTAAGTTCTTATCAATGGTCTTGGAGCTTAAAAAAACGTCAGCTTACGAAAATATCAACTGATCCGCTTACTGAATGGGATAACGCATTTTTTCTCCCCAATGATATGTTGTCTGGTGTTTTGGCTGTTTTTGAAACAACCGGCAATACAGAAAGACCAATTCGCTATGGTTGGGAGGTTTATGGAAATCAACTATTTACTAATCTTAATACCGTTTACATTGATTACCAAGCAACTGTTCCAGAATTTAAAATGCCACCATATTTTATTAGATTGCTGCAATTAGCAATGGCAGCAGAATTAGCCATTGTCATAACAGATCAACAATCTAAAGCGGAAAGTTTTCGTGCGCAAGCTTTTGGTTCTCCATCTGAAAATGGACGTGGTGGCGAAATGAGAAAAGCCATGAATATAGATGGGCGTGGACAAGCAACACAAATTATTGAGGATTATTCTCTTATTCAGGCGAGGTACTGATGAGAATTACGCAATATCAGTCTAACTTTTCTACCGGAGAAATAGATCCTCTTCTACGGGCCAGAACAGATCTTCAGCAATATCAGAATGCTTTAGAAGAAGCGACAAATGTTGTTGTGCAACCTCAAGGCGGAATTAGTCGTCGGGATGGTTTGGAGTTTGTTTTTGATTTTGGATCGAGCTTTACAGAATTTAAAATTATTCCATTCGAGTTTAGTACAAACGACAGCTATTTGTTGGTTTTTGTTGTTGGCCGCATTTATGTTTTTAAAAACAAAAATCTACAAAGAGATATTAATTCAAGTGGCAATGATTATATTACGGCCTCTGATATTACGGCAGCAATGCTTGATGAGCTTGAATATACGCAAGCTGTAGATACCCTAATTCTTTGCCATGAAGATCTTCAGACAAAACGTCTTGTGCGCAATTCTGATACATCTTGGACGCTTGAGAATCTGCCTCTGACTAATTTGCCACAATATGCTTATGCGCTTGATGAGCATTCTCCTAATTTTACGATTACGCCCAGCGCGACTACTGGCAATATTACAATTACTGCATCCTCTGTAACCACTGATAACGGATCAGCACAGGCTGGTTCTAGCAATACAATTACACTTAAAGCGGCAACATCTTATACATCTAATGATGATCCAAACGGTATGTGGATAACGCTTACAAGTGGAACGGGTGCAGGGCAAGAAAGATATATTACAGATTATGTTGCAGCAACAAAGGTCGCAACTGTCTATCCTGCTTGGACAACGCCCCCAGATAACACAACCAATTATAAAGTTGCAGCGTTTGCGCCATCTGCGGCTAATAACTTCGCTCAAGTTGAAAACACTTTTGGCCGTGTAAAGTATATTTCATATGTCAGCGATACCATAATGAATGCTGTTGTTGAGGTTCCGTTCTTTGACACAAGCGGTGTTGTTGCGGGTAATTGGATCGGTGAATTTGGCTATGAGGATGTTTGGTCAAGCACTAGAGGTTGGCCAAGATCGGCAACTTTTCACGAAGGTCGGTTATACTTTGGTGGCTCTAAGTCCAGACCGAATACTGTCTGGGGTTCTCGCGTTATTGATTATTTTAACTTTGACTCCCATACCGGGCTTGATGATGAGGCTGTTGAAACAACGATCAACACAAATCAACTAAATTCGATTGTAAATATCGTGTCTGGTGCGGATTTGCGTATTTTCTCAACGGGCGGTGAGTTTATTGTTGTTCAATCAGAAGATACACCAATTACGCCAAGTAATTTTTTGGTGCGACCACAAACCCGGCTTGGATCAAAGGCTGGTGTGCCAATTGAAGATTTAAATGGCGCAACGATCTTTGTTCAACGTCAAGGCAAAGCTATCAATGCGTTCCAGTTTGGAAACGATACCCGTTCTTATCAAGTGCAGAACATTGCTTTGCTATCATCTCACTTACTGAATACCCCGGTTGATATTGCTGTAAGAAGATCATCGTCAACAGATGAAGCGGATCGGTTGTTTGTTGTGAATAGTGGCGATGGATCGATGGCGGTATATTCTATCCTTACCGGACAGAATGTTATTGCGCCCAGCAAGTTCACAACTGACGGTGAGTTTATTGCTATAGCTGTTGAATTAAGCGAAGTTTATGCAATTGTTAAAAGGACGGTGGATTCTGCAACTGTATATTATTTAGAAGTGTTTAATTCTGACTTTACACTAGATAGCGGTGTCAGTGGTGGAGCAATAACAACTGTTCAATTAGGTCATTTACGTGGCAAAACAGTAAACATAATTAGAGATGGTATTTCAGAAAGCGCAAAAACAGTTAGCTCTGAAACCAATCAAATAGTTTTTGAGGTAGAAAATAACAGTGTGCCAGGCGAAGGATTTCCTTCTGTGTTAAATTTAAGGGCAACTTTTACCGGAACCGATGCGTCTAATGCTGCTTTGGTTGAAACAATTAATTTTAATGATACGAATACAACCTCTTGGACAACAACGGGAAGCTTTAAAAGTGTTAGCTCAATATATATAGATAACACAAGTGGAACGCCTTTTGCGGTATCAGGTTTTACCATAAACATTGGGATATCTGGCGATAATGACGCTATATTTGAAGATCCTTCAGATACGGTTGGACCAACTGTTGATTTAAATGGGATTGTCGTAAAGAACGGTGTTGCTGTTTTTGGCAGCATAACTTTAGATACGGCGGCAACATCTACTCACCAAGTCGGGCTAAATTATACGGTCCAAGCAAAAACAATGCCAACTGAGCCAACATTATCGTCTGGATCTATTCATGGCATGAAAAAAAGAATTGTTCAGGTTGATGCTCTTGTGGACAAAACCAAAGATCTGAAGATCAATGGCAGAACAATTGCATTTGATACTGAGAGCGGATCATCCGTAATTGCTGAATATACCGGATTAAAAACCGCGCATGGTTTGCTGGGATATGCTAACACTGGACAAATAACATTAACACAGACAGATCCTTTACCAATGACGGTTTTGGGTTTGGAGTATAAACTGAGTACGGGGTCTTAACATGGCGGCAGTCGCACCTATAGCAGCACCTTTGATGTTGGCTTCATCGGCCCTAAGCGCATACGGTCAAATCCGAGCCGGTCAAGCCCAGCGTGAAATGTATGATGAGCAAGCCGCTCAAGCTAGAATGCGTGGGCGATCAGAAGCTATTGCTTACAAGCAGCAAGGCGCTGATGTTCTTCGTAATCTAAATGAAAACTTATCTGCAATTATTGCACGATCAGCGGCGGGAGGTGTTGATCCAACAAGCGGATCTGCGGCAGTCATGCAACAATATGCAATGGCCGAAGGTATTCGAGAGAAGAATATTGCAGCGGATAATGCTCTCTTGGCAGAGGGTCAGGCGGCAACCCAAGCACATCAATACCGCATGGCTGGTCGAGCCGCTCAACAAGCGTCCTTCTTCCAAGCAGCGGGTACGCTTGGGATGGGTATTTATAGATATGGACAGTTAGCATAATGGCCAGATTACCGAGATATCAAAGAGCGGGTGTTCGCACTCGGCAACCTCAAGCCATAGAGTTTGCGGGCATAAGAGAACAAGCCCAGCTTGGCCAACAGATATCTCGCAGTTTCGATGAAATGTCACAGTTTCTATACAAGACAGGCGCAGAAGAGGCTGAGAGGCGCGGTATTGAGCGCATACGCACGGAAGGGGCGCAGCCGGTACTTGAGGCGCTTCGTGAACAAGGTGGCCCTAGAACCATTGCAGAGAAGGCTGCGTATGAAGCCGGTAATCGTGTGGCCGTTGCTGAGATCCAAGCTGAAGCAGATCTTGAAATTACCAGAATTTTAAATGAAGGCCAAAAAAACAAAACATCATTCTCTGCTATTCAAGCGCAGCTAAAAGATGTTACTGATGGTTTCCCGGCGGCATTGTCTAACATCGATCCGGTATCTGCCGGGGTTCTTCGCACTAGGCTTACAGAAGCTTCTGGCAAAGCGGAGATGCGCTATTCTAAGTGGTGGACCGGAGAACAAACAAAGCTTCGTAAGGAAAAGCAAAACCGCGTTTCTGCAAATATAGCAGAGAGTATTATCGGCAATGCTACGGTTCCGGGTTACGTTGTTCAAGAGATTGAGAATGATATTCAAATCGGATCTAAACATCTTACAAATTTAGGTGTAAAACCTGAGTTGGTTGCAGAATGGGCCGATGGTGTAAGAGAAAAAGCCATCAAGGAAAAAACAACATTTGAATTTTATCAAAAGCCGATTGAAGAACAACGCGAAGAAATAGAAAGCATTTTATCTGGTAATAAGACTTTGCCGGGTATGGACTTTGAAAAGAGCGTTCGATTTGTAAATGGATTATTGCGGCCAGAATATAATCGGAATGTTGCGGCTGTTAAGGCTCAGTCTGATTATGTAGTAAACAAAATAGAAGATCAGCAAGAAGTCCTTGAAGATGGCGGTCGTCTTTCTCAGGAAATACTGGCGGATTTAAATAATGCGGTAGATGAAATTCTTACGGCTGATCCTCAACGCGGCCCTGCATTGCAAAGTGCTATGAAGTCTTTGCAAGAAACTGACGAGTTTTTTAGTGGCTTGCGTAGTCTGTCATTAACTGATGCTGAGGCTACGGTATTTCAATTGCAGTCTGGCATGGAAGGTCGTGGCGGCGAGGGGATTGATACGGTACTTGAGCAAAAGCGATATGAGCAAGCAAGTAAGTTCTTAGATAATATGAGAACCCAAATCAGCAAAGATCCTATGGGTTATGCTCAACGTGTCGGCTTTATTCAGGATGTTGAACCAATAATAGATTTAGTTGATGGTCGCCCGGTTGTTAATGAAAGTGCTATGCGGATCAGGCAAATTCAAGCGCAACAAGTGGCAAATCATTATGGTCTTGCTGCACCCAGACTTTTGTTTGGTGAAGAAGCCCGGCAGATTAGCCTGGTCTTAGATAAAGCGGAAGGCATGGCTAAATTAGATATGCTCGGCGCTTTAGCTTCATTCGATCAAGCGGCTGGTCAAGTATTGACGGATATAGCAGAATACAATCCAGAGATGGCACTTGTTGGTGCGTTGGTAAATGAAGGCAGAATTGAAACTGCAAACATTGCGATTGCTGGTTTTGAGCGTTTGAAGCTTGGAGAAAAACCGGCTGAGTTTACGACAACAAATATAGATGAGGTGCATAGTCAATTTGGAAGAGCAATCACAACGCCCAAACATCATGCGGCGGTCAAAGAAGTTGCTAAGGCAATTTACACGGAAATGGCTGTAAGTAAGGGTGTTTTTACATTTGATGCTAATCTTTATGAGCAAGCTTATCAAATGGCGGCAGGGCAAACTGTTCGTGATGGCAAGGTATATGGCGGTATTCAAGAGGTTCGCGGTATGCAAACCTTCGTAATGCCGGGGATGACAGGCGATCAGCTAGAACAATACTTAAATGAAATAAGTGTTGATGTTATTCAATCTGCAACGGGTCAGCAAATTAGTGGCAACTTAGCTGAACAAATTAAAGAAAACGAATCATATAGATTCCGTAATGTTGGCGGCAATAAATATTCAATAGAATATGGCGATAAGGGTGAGGCATTTGTTTCGGATGCAGATGGTCGGCCAGTTATTATTGATATTACACAATTACAAAAATCCTTTGGTTTAATACTGCCAGAAGTAAGCGCACCAGCAATGGGCACTGCGCAACCAATGCCCACTTCTGAAGAGATAACAACGGGCATAACGGGCTTAGAACAGATCACTGAAATATCTCCGGCAGCAGTTCAAGCACAACCTGGTTTAAGATTAGAGGATCTTCCAGAAGAGCTTGAATTTGTGCCTGGGTCTAAAGAAACCCGTGAATTGAAAAAGGCAATAGAAAGCATTTCTGAAAGCCCTAGAAAAGAAATAATGATTAAAAACATTGAAAGAATGCTGGATTCAATTGAAGGAGTTAGAAACAGAAAAAGCACTAAAGCATATAAACAAATGATACGCAGAAAAATGGCTAAAAACCCAACATTCTTTATGTCTTATGATGATTGGCTGAAAACACAATGATACAGTTTGATCGATCAGATGCGTATGATTTTCCCGGCATGGTTGGTATTTCTGAGCCGGTATCTGACTTTGCAGAAAACTTTTTTGCTGCACAAGATAATATGCGTCTTAACGATCAGTCTCAAAGTAAAGAGCTTATTCTTAAAGATTTGTGGACGCCTATTGTTGAAGAAATGCGTGAGACATTCCCCAACCAAGGATTTGGCGGTCGTGATTTTGAGAACCCGGCAGACTTCTTAGGGATTGGACTAGGTGTTTATAGTTCAGCCGGTGGTCCACAGGACAGATATAACTTTGCTGTAAATACTCTCCTGAATTTTATGAACGAAAATCAGGAAAGCTTACCAGATCATTTAAAAGGGATTACGGTTCAAAGCTTAGAGGATATTGCAAAGGAACGTGCGCAAGCTGCACGAAAATACGCTGAGGAAGTTGGTGCAAGAAACTTTACTTTTAGCGGGACGGTTGGTCAGTTTGTTGGTGGTGTTACTGGTGTAGCTCTTGATCCAGTTAATGCGTTTGGGATTATGGGAGCTGCATCCAAAAGCTTATGGCGATTGGCATTTACTGAAGCTGCAATTGGTGCGGGTACTGGCGCAATAGCGGAGGCCGGTGTTGCGGATTGGTATGAAGAATTAGGGTATGATTACACATATCAAGACTTTCTTCGCAATGTTGCATATAACGCGGTGGGCAGCGCAGCGTTTGGTGTGGGTATTCGGGTATCAGCGGATGCTGCAAAAAGCGGTTGGAATGCAATCAGTAAGTCTGGCAAGGCAAATAAAAACAGTCAAGCTTTGGCAGATGCAGCGGAGGCAAGAGAAGAGCTAGAGGCCGATAATCCGTTTACAGATGCGGATTTGCCTTCGTCCCAGGCAGAGCATACTTCCAGAACAGTAAGCGCAGAAGCGGCGATTGAGAACAACACCTTACCAACAATGCCAAATGAGGCCACTATTCAGCCCAAAGAATACGAGGGTGATAACTTAGATGGTTTTGTTTTTAAAATTCCAGCCAAAGATATTTTAGTTGATGCTAAAAGATTCCAGTTTAAAACTGGTGGTGACGAATTTGGCGTAACGGAAAGATTGCAAGGTATAACGGAATGGAACCCTGACTATGCCGGAACCGTTATGGTATGGGAAGATGTTGATGGTAAGATCTTTATTGCAGATGGCCATCAACGTGTCGGTCTTGCTAAAAGAATTATGGCGGCTGATCCCAGCCAAGAAATAAATCTTATTGCACGAAAATTTAGAGAGGTTGATGGTGTAACCGCAGAGCAAGCAATGGTAAAGGCTGCGGGCGCTAATATTGCTGCGGCAGATCCAAAGGTTCAAAAAAGTTTATTGATTGATGCCGCTAAGGTATTGCGGATTGATCCAAAACAAATTGATGAATTAAATTTGCCGCCCCGATCAACGCTAGTTCAACAAGCAAGAGATCTTGTTGTTTTAAATGATAAGGCTTTTGGTGCAATTATAAATGAAGTTATCCCAGCAAACTATGGTGCGATAGTTGGTCGGTTGATTGATGATCCTGATTTGCAAGATGCTGCTATTGCGGTTTTGGCAAAGTCAGATCCGGCAAACCTTTTCCAAGCAGAGGCAATAGTTCGTCAGGTGCGGGAAATGGACACTGTGCAAGAAACGCAAGTGTCTTTGTTTGGCGAAGAAATTATCACAGATAGTTTGTTTACAGAACGCGCACGGGTTCTTGATAGAACAACTAAGCTTTTGCGTGGTGATAAGGCGGCGTTTGAAAGCCTGAGTAAAAACGCTGAACGTATTGAAGCAGAAGGCAATAAGCTTGCCAAAGAACAAAACCAAAGGAGGGCCGACCAAGATGCCCAAGCGATCACGCTCCTCCAAGCGCTTGCAAACCGAAAAGGCGTCCTCAGCGATGACCTCTCAGCGGCAGCAAGAACAGCTAGAGAAACAGGAAACTATGCAGAAGCAGCCCGAAACTTCGCCGATGCTGTCAGACGAGGAATTGAGCGAGGCGATTTTGACGGGGCGTCAACTGGCGATGTTGGACGCGCTGTCGATGTTGCGCCGCAAAGCCGCGAGGCTGCGATCGAAGAAGAACCAACCCTAGAGGGATTTGATGAACCAACTGGCCCAGCGGCAGAAGAGCAATTAGATCAAATGGTATTAGATCAGTTTCGAGATATGGAAAATATTCCTGAACAGGAGCTTGATTTAGAAATTCCACTTGCATCAACGCTCGATGAAGATGGAAATGCAATTGCAGTAACAAAAACATTGCGTGATATTAAGGCTGATATCGATGCAGAGGATGCACTGATTAACCGTTTGGGGGTATGTGGTCTATGAGTACATTTAGGCAGTGTGTTGAAGATGGTGTAAGGGCTGGTGAAATTACTCAAGCACAAGCGGATGAATATGGTAATTTGTTCGATGAATTGGTTGAGCAATACAACCAACAACTAGGACCAGGCCCAGCGCAAACAAAAGCCGGGATCGATGCAGCGGCGGCTGTTCGTAAAAAGTCTATAGAGCGCAAGCGTCAAGCAATGCTGCAAGCGCAGACATGGAAAAAGATTAGCGTGGATATGGCAAGCTATCGTAATGTTGCTGGCCAACAGAATATGAACAAAGCGGCATTGGCTCTTTTTGAACAAGACATCAATTCAAAATATGCAAGCATTTCGCAGCTAGAGGCCACGATCCAGCGCAGCGCAACCCGAAAGATGGATAAGTTCTTAGCAACATTTCGTCGGGATCTGGTTGGTCGAGTGCGGAACAAAGCGCAACTTAACAATATGATAAAGGAAGTTTTCAACGAAAGCACTGGCGATGCCTCTGCTAGAGAATTGGCATTGGCGTGGAAAGAAGCGTCTGAATATTTACGCAAGCGCTTCAATGCGGCGGGGGGTGCTATACCAAAGCGTTCTGATTGGGGATTACCTCAGCAACACAGCGCTGTAAAAGTACGTGAAGTTGATTTTAACGAATGGCGAGACTTTATTATTGGCCGTTTAGATTTTGAGCAAATGAAAGATATGGAAACTGGACTGCGGTTTTCCAAAGAAAGATTAGAATTTGCTTTAAAAGATGTTTACGACACAATTAGTAGTGATGGAAAAAGCAAGATAAAGCCAAGCGGTCGGCCAACTGGCGTCAAGTCTTTGGCAAATAGAAATGCAGATCATCGTTTCTTAGTGTTTAAAAACGCAGACGCTTGGATGGAGTATCAGCAAAAGTTTGGCAATGATAATCCCTTCGATGTGATGATGGGGCATATCAGTAATATGTCTAGGGACATTGCATTTATGGAACGTCTGGGGCCAAACCCTATGGCGACTAAAAACTTTATTAAACAAACATTAGAAAAGTCTGCTAGTGGAGATCCTAAAGCAATAGATGCAGCCAATTCTACAAACAGAAAAATTGATGAGCTTTATAATATTCTTAGAGGCACACATAACACACCAGTGAATAGAAGGTGGGGGACGACCTTTGCTGGAATAAGGCAGCTTTTACAAGCAGCCCAGCTTGGCGCTGCGGCCATAGCTGCAATCACAGACGTAAACTTTAATCGCATCGCACGGCGCATGAATGGCTTGCCGCAAACAAAGACGCTTATGCAATATGTAAAACTGTTGCAGCCTTTAGGCGCTGAGGAAATGGGCAAGCTTGCTATACGCATAGGATTAACGGCTGAGGGATGGTCTACCCTGGCGGCTGCACAAATGCGTTATACTGGTGAAATATCAGGTCCAGAAGTAACGCGCCGATTTGCTGATTTTGTAATGAGAGCATCGCTTCTATCGCCAATGACACAAGCCGGGCGCTGGGCTTTCGGCATGGAGTTTCTGGGAAGTCTAGCTGATAACGTAGGCAAATCTTTCGATGAATTAGACCCGATGTTCCGCAAGGCTATGGAGCGTTATAATATTAACGGCGATCGTTGGGATATTATTCGGCAAACAGAGCTATATGATTACAAGGGCGCAAAGTTTCTACGGGCTGAGGATATAGAGTTTCGTGATGACATTGATCCTAGATTGGCCAGAGAATTAGCAACTGATATAATGCGGATGGTTGAGACTGAAACAAACTTTGCAGTCCCATCAACATCAATTCGTGGCCGGGCTGCCCTTACTGGTGATATTCCCCCAGGAACAATTGCTGGTGAATTAGTACGATCATTTGCTATGTATAAAAACTTTGGCGTTACATTGATGATGACCCATATCGCGCGTGGAGCCGCCGCTCCAGGTGTTAAGGGTAAAGGTAGATATTACGCGGATTTAGTTCTCAGCACGACACTTATGGGCGCTCTGGCTATCCAGCTAAAAGAAATGTCTAAGGGCCGCGATCCTAGATCCGTTGAAGATCCTGAGTTTTGGGGCGCTGCGTTCTTGCAGGGTGGTGGCTTTGGAATTTTTGGTGACTTTTTGTTTTCTGATGTCAACCGTTATGGCGGAGGCTTAGAGCAAACAGTGGCGGGGCCAGTTGTCGGTCTTGTCAATGATATAAGAAAATTGACTATAGGTAATATTTATCAAGCAGCGGAAGGTGAAGATACAAATGTAGCAAGCGAAATGATTGGCCTTGTTCACAGATATATGCCAGGCACATCGCTTTGGTATTCGCGCCTTGCCTTTGAGCGGATGCTTTTTGACCAAGCAAAACTGTGGGCTGATCCTGATGCTGGCAAAAAGATCCGGCGTAATATTCGCAAGTATCAAAGAGAATATGGTCAGGATTACTGGTGGACACCTGGACAAATGCAACCGTCAAGAGGACCAGATTTTGACAATGTGTTTGGAAATTAGATAAATATCTGGTATAGGGCTTACAAAGGAGTACAGACATGGCAACATTAGCAGACAGGGTCTATGACAATGGCCTTACAGTTTTAGACACGGAGGCCAATCGTGTTGATATTTGCTCTCAGGAGCCAGCAACGTATGCAGCCGCAACATCAACCTACACTTTAGGAAATACAACCAGTATTAGTATTTCCGCACCAACAGACGGTGATACATCTGGGCGTAAAGTTACACTTAGTGCTATTTCTAATGGCTCTGTAACTGCAACTGGCACAGCAACGCACTATGCAATTACAGACACAAGTAACTCACGCTTGCTTGCGACTGGTTCTTTATCATCATCTCAGTCTGTAACATCTGGAAATACATTCAGCTTAACAGCGGTTGATATAGAAATTCCTGATCCAGCATAAGAGTTAAGATATGGTCACTCTTGTTAATCGGGCAAAAATGTCCACCAGCACCACGGGTACTGGAACGATAACTTTGGGTTCTGCTGAAACTGGTTATCAGACTTTTGCTGATGCAGGGGTGGCTGATGGTGATGTGGTTCGTTATGTCATTGAGGATGGCAATGACTGGGAGATTGGCTCAGGCACTTACACTGCTACTGGCACGACCCTCTCGCGCACGGTAGACGAAAGCAGCAATGCTGGTGCTGCCTTGAATTTAACTGGCTCTGCGGTGGTATTTATTACGGCTGCGGCGGGGGATGTGTTTCAAGGTGAGTTGTTTGCCGAGAACCCAAGCAGCCCTACCGCGCCTAGTGCTACTGGTACAAATGCTGTGGCGATTGGCAGTAATACAACAGCTACAGGACAAAATGCGTTTGCAATAGGTATAGGTGATGGTGACGCCACTGGTACAAATGCTTTTGCTGTTGCTGGTCAGTCTACTAATACAAGCACTATTGCTATTGGAACTAACTCTAGGGCAAGCGGTTTTAAGTCTGTATCTATTGGAGCGGACAGTGATGCTACAGGGACAAGGGCGGTTGCTATTGGCGCAGACGCCCAAGCAATTTCCGGTGCAAATGCTACCGCAATAGCAGATAGCTACGCATCAGGAACAGACAGTTTTGCAGCAGCTATAGCAAACAACACATCTAGCTATGGTGCTACTGGTTCTAATAGTATTGCTATTGGACAACAGGCTAAAGCATCATCATCTAATGCTGTTAGTATTGGCGGCTTGTCTGGTGCGCCTAGTTTGGCATCTAACAGCCTTGCTGTGGCTATCGGTTGGGCAACGGCTTCTGGCTCTGGTGCTTTTGCTGTTGGCAATAATAGTCAGGCAACCGCAACTCAATTAAATAGTGTTGCAATTTCTGGCAATGCAACTGCAACGTATTCAACTGCTATTGGCAAGTCATCAGACAATGCAAACGCATCAGCGTCTGGGTCTGGGGGTATTGGACTTTCTGGTGCATTAGCGCAGGGGCAAGATAGCCTTGCTGTACTTCTTGACGCACGGTCGGTAGCAGCTAATTCTGTTGCAATAGGCTCTAGGGCTAGAGCAAATCAAATCGGTAAGTTTGCTTTTGCAAACGGCAGGTTTAGCGTTGCGGGCGATGTACAAAGCGGTACATTTATCCTTCGTAGCGACACAACAGATGCAACTGCTGAAGCATTAACAAGTAATAACAGCACCGCATCTACAGACAACCAAATCATCCTACCAAACAACTCAGCCTTTGCCTTCCACGGCACCATCGTAGCACGTCAGCAAGCATCAGGCGGTACAGCAAGTGCAGCATGGAAGATTGAGGGCTTGATCCGCAGGGAAGGTTCTGCTGGTACAACTACCTTAGTAAACTCTGCAACAACTGTCTTAGACAATACTCCATCGTGGGGTATGGCTCTGAGTGCTGACACTACAAACGGTGGCTTGGCAATCACAGTGACTGGTGCAGCATCAACTAACATCAGATGGGTCGCTACAATCCACACATCTGAAGTAACATACGCCTGATAGGAGAAACCAATGGCTATTCAAAATAATATCGCAGAAGGGGCAAGCCAATATGGTATCGCCTTTAATAACGCATACTACCGTATCGTAACGGCAAGTGTATCACGTCAACGTGGTACTGACCCTAAGTTCTCAGTGATGATTGACTTGTCTGCTTATGCAACAAGCACACCTACAGACGACACCCGTGAGGTGGACTTCAAGCGTTACCACGCAAACCTAGATGACATCAACGCATCATCAGGAGATGCTTTCCTAGACAAATGCTATTCTTGGGTAATGGCTCAGGACGACATGGCGGGATCAACTGCCGTTTAAGGAGTAACTTATGGGCATTGTAATTGACTACACCAGCGACTTCTTTCAGCCCTCCCCATCAGCGGAGAAGGTTGGAACTATTACGACTGGCAGCATTGATCTAGGCAGCGGAAATGTGTTTAGCGATGCCCCTTCTGCCAATGTAACTTATACCTTTAGCAGCCCACCCGCGACTGGCAATGCCTATGGGTTTACGTTGAAAGTAACGCCATCAGCAACTGTAACTATTACTTGGCCTACGTCTGTTGACTGGGCGGGCGGCACGGCTCCTACGGCACCTGCAAGCGGTGAGACTGATGTGTTTACCTTCTACACCCAAGACGGTGGTACGACTTATTATGGTTTCCAAGCTGGGGATGCAATGGCATGAGTATCGCACGGCTGATGCAGCAAGCGGCGGCTGGTGTGCCGAGCGGAGTGGTCTGGACCGACCCTGACTTGGCTAATGCGTCGTATGATGGGGTGTCAGTCAACCAAGAGGCTGGGTCTGAGCTTACGTCTACTGTAACGATATTTAGATTTAAGCCAGACGGACTGCGTTGCTACATTGGGGACATTGGAAGCGACAGCATACACCAATACGATCTTTCAACCGCATGGGACTTGTCAACATCAAGCCTTGATACTAGCTTTTCAGTATCATCTCAAGAAACTCAACCTCGTGATATAGCCTTCAGTAATGATGGGACTACCATGTTCATGCTTGGCTCTGGTGTTGAAGCCATGTTTGAGTATTCACTTTCAACGGCTTGGGATGTTGGAAGCGCCACTTATACTGGCGTATCTTTTTCCAGTTGGCCGACAGTTTCTGAGGAACCTACTTCGGTTGCATTTAACGACGACGGGTCGAAGTGCTATGTGGCGGATTATGGCGTGGATGAAGTTTGGCAATATAGCCTTTCAACAGCGTATGACTTATCAACTATTTCTTATGATAGTAAAAAAATAACCAGCCTTACAACTTACGGCCCACAGGTTAGCGGTATTTTCTTTAGCCCGACCGGAGATAAATTATTCGTTTCCTTTGTGGAGGTAAGCGGAGGCACTACTGGTGGCGTTTTCCAGTTCAACCTTTCTACTAATTTTGACATTTCAACCGCATCTTATTCAGGCTTGTCCTTTGTATTAAATGAGGATTGCTCGGCAGGTCTTGAGTTTAAGTCTGATGGGTCGAAGGCATATAATGCTCTTTATACCGGCGGTTCCGGCGCAACATACCAATACTCAACATAGGAGAAACCATGTTCGTAAAACTTACAAACGGTAATGTCGATCAATTTCCATACACGATTGGACAATTTCGCCGTGATAACCCAAACACATCTTTTCCTGCACAGATACCTAACACGATCTTGCGTAGGTATGCAGTCTATGAGGTGACTGAATTAGCTAAACCCTCATATGACCCATTAGTGCAGACACTTGTGCGTGGTACACCTACACGAGAAGTCATTCGTATGAAGACTGAAGCTGACTGTACTGACCCTTTGACAGGTGAGGTAGATACAGATCAAGTAGGACAACCTCTATACGGCAACGAGTGGGAAGTATCTTACACTGCACAGAACATGGAACAAGCCACTGCAGAGTCTAACGTAAGAGCTAAACGTGATAGCTTATTACAAGAGACTGACTGGATGGCTTTATCAGATGTAACTATGTCGAGTGAAATGACTACCTACAGGCAAGCACTAAGGGATGTACCAGCACAGAGTGGCTTTCCTTTTAGTGTAACTTGGCCTAATAAACCTTGACATTTATACTAAAGTATGTATAATTACGTAAGGTCTAAGTGACCGTCTGTTAAACAAAGGAGACTAACATGGCAGAGAAACAAAAGAACGTCATTACAGTCAACGAAAAAGAGTACAACGTTGATGACATGACAGATAAGCAGAAAGTTATGCTTGCACATGTACAGGATTT